GAATCTAAAAATTCTATATATGCATTAGAATCCGTGCTTTGAAATTGAGCAACAGTATTAGCAGTACCACCATTAACATGAAGTGCGTGTTCAGGACTATCAGTTCCAATTCCAACATTTCCTGAAGAGTCTATTCTCATGCGTTCGTTCAGGGTGTTGTTTAATCCTGTGCTGAACGACATGGCACTATATGCAGGAAAGGTAGTAGAAACAGATGTATCATCAAATACCTTAATTTGACCACGTATTTTTTCTGTTGTTGAGTTGTCATCAACTCTAAAATTAATAGTTCCTATTGTATCTCCAGCAGTCCAGTCAGAACCGTCAAAACTATTAGTAATACTTAGCGTTGCACCATTGGTCTGGTCAGATTTTGAAATTTCTAAAGTTGATTCAGGACTAGTCGTGCCTATTCCAACGTTTCCTGATGAGTCAATACGCATTGCTTCTGTTAAAGCTGTTGCAGATGTAGTTGCTCTAGTTGAAAAGCATAAATCTCCTCTTGTATTATCAGCACCATCTAGAACATGACCTTTTATAGCTGCAAAAGGTGTTTTATTTCCAAAGGTAGTACCAAAAGCTACAGCACCACCACTACCTACTGCGTTTGCAGTAGCTCTTAAATATAAAGTAGCTCCGTGATTTCCTGAATCTGTAAGGTTTGCTGTATCTTGGTCAAGACCTTCAATATATGTTTTGTAAGAATTTGTAAATGTACTCGTTCCAATTCCCACGTTACCTGATGAGTCTATGTTAAACCTATATCCTGATGCATTGTAGTCATATATACCAAATCCATTTTGTCCCGACACACTGCTTAATAAACCAAAGTCTGCACCAAATGTAGTGGATGTTAGTCTGACACCGTTTTGCCCACCTTTGCTTATGTGTAACTCTCTACTAGGACTAGTCGTACCTAGTCCCAATCTTTCAGTTGATGCATCCCAGAATAAAGCTTGGGTAGTTCCTGTATCTTCATAGAAGGAGATGTCTCCGTTATTCTCTAGAAAAAGCCTTTTTAGCGGGTCAGAAGACGCAGGTTTAGTGTACAAAGTAAGCCCAGAATCTACTGAAGAAGCTGAAGTTAAACCCCCACCCGCAACTATTTCTAAATCGTTTGATGTTCCAGTTGATTGAATACGATGCTGTACGGCACTGGCGTCTGTATGTAGCTCAATATATGAGCCTTCTTCGCCACCAATGTTATTATCGGTGTCGCCTTTTATAATTAATTTAGCGTCCCCTGTGCTTTGTAATGTTGCATCACCATCAACAGTCAAACCATCAAAGGTTGGAGTTCCTGCAACGTCTAAACCTGTAAGCGTACCAAGACTTGTAATATTAGGTTGAGCTGCTGTAGCTAGTGTGCCTGTAATGTTTCCTGAAGATTGGATAGTACCTGTAATGTTTATATTACCTGTACCTGTAATGTCATTAGAGTTTAAATCTAAATCACCACCTAGCTGTGGAGTAGAATCTTCAACAACTTCATTAGTTGCAGCAACTGTAGTATCTACATAAGCTTTAATAGATTCTGAAGATGCTAAAGTACTTGCTGTAGCTGTAGCAAAAGTATCATCGTCAAGGAATGCTGTACCGGATACGCCTGTATTGATTACAGGGCTTGTAAGTGTAGCACTTGTAAGAGTTTTATTTGTAAGTGTATCTGTAGTAGCTCTACCAACTAAAGTATCTGTAGATGTAGGCAGTGTTAAGGTTCCTGTATTGCTAATAGAGCTAATAATAGGAGTTGTAAGGGTTTTATTTGTAAGTGTATCTGTTGTAGCTCTACCAACTAAAGTATCTGTTGAAGTTGGTAAAGTCAATGTACCAGTATTAGATATAGAACTAATAATTGGTGTTGTAAGTGTTTTATTTGTTAAAGTTTGTGTGCCTGTAAGTGTAACGACTGTAGAATCTATATTAACTGTAACAGTATTACCTGAACCTACTGTATCTAAACCAGTCCCACCAGCAATTGTAAGGCTTTCAGAGTCGAGGTCAATGCTTAAAGCACCACCTGTATCACCTTGGAAATCTAAGTCCTGTGCAGTGACTTGTGCGTCTACATAAGTTTTAATAGCTTTAGCAGAAGCAAGAGTAGTATCTGTAGCTGCAACAGAAGTTAAATCTGTATCAAGTACACCTGATTTTAAGTTATTAACTTCTATGTTAGATACTGTATTGTTATCAACATCTATTGTTTTATTTGTTAAAGTTTGAGAGCCTGTTAAAGTAGCTACAGTAGAATCAATTGCAAGAGTAACTGCATTACCTGTTGCAGAACTATCAAGACCTGTACCGCCTGATACAGTTAATGTTTCACTATCTAAATCAATTGCAATAGTTCCACTATCTGTTGTAATATCTAAGTCTTGTGCAGTAACTTGACTATCTACATAAGCTTTTACAGATTGTTGAGTTGGCAACAATGTAGCACTATCAGATACCATATTATCTTCATCAGCAAAACCTGCAATAGTTATAGTACCGTCTGATAAATCTGTAAAGGTAACAGCACCTGCAGTAGTACCGCCAATAGTAACACCATCAATAGTTCCACCATTAATGTCTGCACTTGTTGCTGTTAAACTTGTAATTGTTGTAGCAGCAATTGTACCACCTTCAACTTTATCACCAGAAATTTGGTCATCTGCTAAAGTTAGTGTACCTGATGAAACGTCTAAAGTTTTACCAGCTCCTACAGTTATATCTGAAGTTGCTATGGTAGCACCATCAATTGTACCACCGTTTATGTCTGCTGTATCAGCTACAAGACTATCTATATTAGCTGTACCATCAATGTAAAGGTCTTGCCATTCTTTTGTAGCACTTCCTAAGTCATATGTACCATCAGTGTTAGGAATAATATCTGAATCAATTTCAGCAGCTAGGTTAATGCTATCAGTATCTGCATCACCAAAAGTAAGATTACCTGATATAGTAGCATCACCAGTAACTGTAAGATTACCACCAATACTAACATTACCTGTTGTTGTTACAGAATCAATATAAGCATCTTTGAAGTATAATGAGCTAGTACCTAAATCTACATCACTATCTGTGACAGGTATTAATGCACCGTCTTGTAATCTAATTTGTTCTACTGCTGAACTAGAAACTTGTACATAAAATCCCCATCTATTGTTAGTACTATCAACAACAATTTTATTAAGAAAATCTAAATCTCCTATCTGTGGGATATTACCGCCTTCTCCTGCACTGCCATCATGTCTGTGTCCAGTTGTACCTTCATTTGTAGAACTGTAGCTAAATGCATTTACTAATTGATTATACTCATTGTTAAAAAGTGCTGCAGTAATAGTATCTCCATCTGCAAACGAACTTTGTCTAGTATATGATTGTGCCATTTTTTATCTCTCCTATTGCCTTCCTGCAGGTCTGTAATTTATGTAAATACCATTTATAGTATATGGAGCCTTCGTGTCTGAACTAAAAACTTTAAAAAAGTTACTATGTCCACTACCTGTTAATGGTTGTCTAACTAACGGTTGCTCAGAAGCTCCAAAAGCTTGTAAGTTAAACTTAGCAGTTCCAAAAATAGCTGGTTCTGGTACTGCGGTTAATTCAATATCCGGTGGTTGCGGTGTATCGTTACTATCATAATCAAATCTAATTCTTAATGTAGGCTGTGCTAATGCTTCAGGCTTTATAGATAATTTAATATAGTCTAAAGTTTTTAAAGTTCCAAAATCTCCATAATCAAAATCTGGAGACTGATACTCTGCACTTATTGCTGTTTCTACACCTGCAGGATTAAAAGTATTTCCTACGTTATGGTTATAAATATAACCGTCTTTATCACCATGGACAAACTTTTCTTCTCCGTCATAAGCAAAACCTGATGCAATTGCAGGTGCTTGTATTCCTAAAGTTTCTGACCATTCAAATCCTTGTGGTCTTAATACACCTATCAAGCCTTTTGACGTAGCTGAAGTATCTGTAGCACTTGTATAAAACATTCTATATTGAGACTTGTTTCTTATAACAACACTACTAAATTCATAGATTGCTGAACCTTGAACAATGTCATTTATAATTGGCTGTATAGCTTGACTTATAGTTCCTAACTCTACGTCACCAATTCTTGCTGTACCAGCTACGGTTCTAAAACCATCAGGTGCTAAAAATATTAAGTCACCAGCTATCTCTTGTATAGTTTGTCCATCTATACACCCTACATTTTTTGTAATAGGTGTAATTTTTATAGTAGCTGCATCATTAATATTTTCTAATTTAAATAATGAGTTTCTACAAAAAATAAATAATTCTTTACGGAAACTTTTTAACCCTACAATTTTATCTTCTAGTGTTATACTTCCAGCTCCAGTACCTGTAAAGTTATCTATATCGCCTGTATGACTATAGTAAATTGTTTGAGGTTCTGTTAGACTACCAGCTAAAACTAAATGATTGTCATGTACTGTACAAAACTTAGCTGTATTAGTATGGTCAAAAGTTATTTGTTGAGCAAAAAATGTTCTTGTATTTAATGCACCTGTACCAGTCATATAAAATACAAAAGGTTTATTTTGACCACCTTTATCTGTTATAACTAATTCACCATAGTCAGTCAAACCTTCATATATTGTAAATTCACACTGACCTACTGAATTTAAAGTTAATTCACTACGACCTGTAAAGGTTGAGTAATTATCTCCAGCAGCGTCTACACTAGCTTTATTTATTTGTAACCAGCTTGTACCATCTTCACTAAAATAAATATTGTTGCCAACAACTGCAACTATTCCATCAGCATAAATAGCCAAACCTCTAACTTGATTACTGCCGTTTGGTCTTACAGAACTTTCTTCGCCAAATAAACTGAATCCATTAATTCTTCTATATCCACCTTCTATAGAGACTTCAAAATTTCTTAACTTTGTAGCTACTCCGGGTGTCTGCAATAAAGCTAACGAGTTTGTAGATTTATCTAGTCCACCACTTAACGATACTGAAAAAGGTTGTCCTGATGCCATTTAGAAATATGTCCTATCGTCTGTCATATATTTTGGAGTTGGGTTTATTAAATTACTCTTCATATGTTTTACAGCTTTTTTATAGTCATCCATAGCGAATGCAGCTTGTTGTAAATTATCTTTAAATTGATGTACATAATACCTAGCTTTTGCAGTTAAAACATTACTATACTGGTCTGGCATAACTATAGTATCATCATAACTAACCAATCTTGTAGGTTTTTCAAAAGCATAAAAATGTACGTTATAAACTTTATCTGGTATTGGACTTAATCCAAATTTACGATGGTCTGGAGATTTAATAACAAATTTTGGTTCTCCATAATTTTGAGTATTAGCATCGTCTTCGTTTTCACTATCTCTATAATATCTTTTCCAATCATCTAATGTAAGAAACTTTAATCCTCTAGAGACATAAGGAGCTGTTTCGCCATCTACATTAATAGTTGTGACATAAAAATCATCCCAATCTATTGATGCATAATCAGTAGTAATACTCGAACTACCGTCTTTTAAAGTGTACCACCTAGTTCCTGCTGTAGTAGCAACAGTTACATTTCCGTAAAAAGGGTCTGTAGCTCCGCTTACACCTGCAGCAAAAAAAGGTAGTTGAGGTTCTTCATTTGCTATATCAAATATAGATTTATTAATAGCATCTTTGACAAATGCTTGTATTCCTAAAGCAGAATCAAAATTAGCGGAAGTTAAAATAACTTCGTTGAGTTCTCTTAATACTTCATTAGTTATGTCAAGATATGTAGTAGCCATTATTTTTTGTGAACCTTTTGAATTTCAAAGTTAGCTGTTAAA